TTTGTACGTAAAGAAGCCAACCGACTTAACTGGTTAATCAAAGGTAAACTTATTGATAGATCCTGGAGCGATGAAGCAGTTGAAAAAACTTACGATTCATATTTTAAAAGACTTTGGGGTAATAACGAAAGAGCAGAATACGGTTCTACAGGCTTTGAAGCAGCATATAAAGAACGAGAAGCAGAAATCTTTAATGAAGAAGTTCAAAAGGTTGCTGTTTTAGGCGGCCATTACGATTAACGGTTGACACGCACAATCATATAGTATATACTAAGTGTATATTCAATAAGGAGTAATGTGTGTTACCTAAACTATTAATTGTCGGTCATGGGCGTCATGGCAAGGACACTGTATGTGAGCTATTGGAAGCATACGGCTATACATTTCAATCATCAAGTAAATTTTGTTCAGAGCTTTTTATCTTTAATGATCTAAAAGATCAATACGGTTATGCTGATGAAGAAGAGTGCTACGCAGATAGGCACAACCATCGTACTGAATGGTATAATATGATACATAACTATTGTAAAGATGATCTAGCACGTTTAGGACGTAACTTATTTGACGAACACGATATCTATTGTGGTTTGCGTAACAAGCGTGAATTTTTTGCAATGCAAAACGAAGAAATATTTGATTATGCTATTTGGGTAGATAGAAGCGATCATTTACCTAGTGAGGATCCTAGTTCGATGAGTATTGAGCAATGGATGTGTGATTACACTATTGACAACAATGGTGATTTACAAAGACTCAAAAAGAATGTTGATATCTTAGCTAAAACAATATTTAAAAATCAGGGACTAGATCTCCCTGCTTCCAGCGGCTACCTTCTTTCTGAAGTGTTCGTTGACAGTTAGCACAAATAGTTTTTAAATTTGTTGGTAAACAATTATCTAAGCGGCCGTCTATATGATACACATTGAATTGTTCTTGGTGCTTTGACCTAAACCCGCACTTTTCACATTCATTCTTTTTAACATATCCATACTTTGCCCAACGCGGTCGCCCTCGTTCAGCACCTCCGTATCTAGCACAACTCTCACACATACTTCTATAATATGCTTTATTGTGTTTATAATAATTTATAGCACACGGCTTTTTACTACAGTTTTTACATAAAGGTCTCATACTATTATTTAGTTGCCCTTTTTGGTCCCTTTTAATGGGGGTTTTGCGCAGGTAATTTTCTAATTTATGCTAAATAATAATAACAACTACTCAACAGGAGAAAAAAAATGGCATTATCATCACCAGGTGTTGAAGTTAAGGTAATTGACGAAAGTTTTTATACCCCAGCTGAACCAGGCACCGTACCAATGATTTTTGTTGCTTCCGCAGAAAACAAAACAAACGGAAGTGGCACAGGAACAGCGGCAGGAACGCTGAAAGCAAACGCAGGTAAACCTTACTTGCTTACATCACAAAGGGAATTAGCTGAAACATTTGGCGACCCAATATTTTATACAGATTCAAATAACAACCCAATACACGGTGGAGAGCTAAACGAATATGGTTTACAAGCTGCTTACTCGTTATTAGGTGTTAGCAATAGAGTTTATGTAACTCGCGCAGATATCGACTTAGGTGTATTAACACCAACAGCAGACGAACCAAAAGATAGTCCAGCAGATGGCACTAACTGGTTTGATACTAATGATAGTTCATATGGTATTTTTGAGTGGAACAGTTCACCAAAGAACGTAACTGGCGGACAGTCATTTAGCGTAAGAACTCCTATTGTTATTACAGATACAACAAAATTAGATGGTAACGGCGATCCTAAAGAGTCAGTTGGAAACATAGGTGATTATGCGGTTAAAGCAACAACAGATGTTATTAGAGTATACTACAGAAACTACACAGGTAGTTGGGTTAAAGTTGGCTCAACAGCGTGGATTAATTCACACTATGTAGCACAAGGAACAGTATCTAATCCAACATTGGGTGCAGCAACAAACTTAACTATTACTGTAGGCTCTGGTTCGGCAATTACAGTAGCAGAAGGAACAGACTTAGCAGATACAGTATCAACAGCAAACGCAGATGCAAGTTTCCAATCAGCAGGAATTAGTTTTGCTGCAATTGATGGCAAATTTAGTATATTTAATGATGCATCAGATGATGAAAGAATTACTATTGCTGACACAGACGGTTTACTTGCTAAACTAGGCTTAACAGCTGGAACTTTTGATGCAGCAAAAACACAAATTAGTGCTCATACAAGTGTACCTGAGTTTAAGTCAGGTGATACAACACCACGCCCAACAGGAAGTGTTTGGTTAAAAACTACTGAACCTAATCAGGGTGCAAATTGGAAGTACAAGCGTTACAATGCTAATACACAATTATTTGATAATGTGTCAGCACCAATTTACGGTACAGCATCAGCAGGCTTATATTGGTTAGATAGAAGCGGCGGCGGAGTTAACTTACCAGTAGGAACTACTTTTGTACAATCAAATGCAGAAGGTGCAACTTCAGAAGAAGGCGCATTTACAATCTTTAGTCGTGCTAACGCAGGCGCTACAGTTATTACAGGCAGTGCTGTAACAGCAAGTACATTTAGTGCGCAACCATATGCATTTAATATTGCAGAAACAGACGCAGGTAAAACAGCGTTACAAAGTGCTGTAACAATTAGCTTTACAGCAACAGGTGCTGTAGGCGATGCAGACTTAATGGCAGGTGCTATTAACAGTAGTGCATTAGAAAATGTTCAAGCTGAAGTATCAGCAGACAACAGAGTAATTGTTAAGCATGCACAAGGTGGAGACTTTACTATTGTAGACACAGACGGCGGCTTTGCAGCAGCTGGCTTTGTAGCATTTGTAGTTAATAATCCAAGTACAACAGCTAACTTGTACAGTAGAAATAGTGTACTTACAGCAAGTAACTGGAAGAAAGCAATATTTACAGCAAGTGATGACGCTCCAGGAGCATTAGCTGCACAAGGCGCACTTTGGTACAACAGTGTTGTAGACGAAGTTGATATGATGATACATAATGGTACAACTTGGGTAGGCTATCAGAACTTTAATTCAGATTATAGCGATACTAACCCATCAGGACCAATTGTTTCGGCAACAGAGCCTACACAACAGTCAGATGCATCAGCATTAGTAGACGGTGACCTTTGGATTAGCACAGCAGACTTAGAAAACTATCCATTAGTTTACAGATATGATGGTGTTAACTTAGCATGGTCATTATTAGACAGTGCAGACCAAACTACTGAAAGTGGTATTTTGTTTGCAGATGCACGTTATAACACAGCAGGCGCAAATGGCGACGAAGCTGGTAGTATTGTTGACTTATTAACAAACAACTACTTAGACCCAGATGCTCCAGATCCAGCACTATATCCAAAAGGTATGTTGTTATGGAACTTACGTAGAAGCGGATTTAACGTTAAGCGTTTTGAGCGTAACTATGTAGACATTAACGGTACTAACGGCAGATTCAATAATGACGAATCAATGGCTGGCTACTATCCACACAGATGGGTAACTGAGTCAGGTAACCAAGCTGATGGTTCAGGTAGCTTTGGACGTAAAGCACAGCGTAAAGTTGTTATACAAGCGTTACAGGCTATGGTTAACAGTAACGATGACATTAGAGATGATGAGTCTAGATTGTTTAACGTTATGGCAACACCAGCGTATCCAGAACTAATTGGCGAAATGGTTAGCTTAAACTATGATAGAGGCCTAAGTGCATTTATCGTAGGTGACAGTCCAATGAGACTAACACCAGATGCTACTTCATTAAATGAATGGGGTCAAAACGTTCGTCTAGCTGTTGAAGATAACGATGACGGTTTAGTTAGCTTTGATGAGTACATGGGTGTTTACTACCCAGCAGGCTTTACAAGTGATAACGCAGGTAACAACGTAGTTGTTCCAGCTTCACACATGGCACTACGTACTATTGCACTAAGTGATCAAGTTAGCTTTCCATGGTTTGCACCAGCAGGTACAAGACGTGGTGGCGTAACTAACGCAACAGCAGCAGGATACATTAGTGATGAAGGCGAATTTGTAAGTGTAGCGTTGAACGAAGGACAACGTGATACACTTTACGGAAATGCTGTTAACCCAATTACATTCTTAAGCGGAAGTGGTTTAGTAGTATTTGGACAGAAAACAAGAGCAAGAAATGCAAGTGCATTAGATAGAATTAATGTTGCACGTTTAGTAATTTACATGCGTTCACAACTTAATAAACTTGCAAAACCTTACTTGTTTGAGCCAAACGACAAAATAACAAGAGATGAAATTAAAGGTGCGGCAGAAAGTCTAATGCTAGAATTAGTTGGACAAAGAGCACTTTATGATTTCCTAGTTGTATGTGATGAAAGTAACAACACACCAAGTAGAATAGATCGTAATGAACTATATCTTGATATTGCAATTGAACCAGTTAAGGCTGTAGAATTTATTTACATACCGCTTAGACTTAAAAATACAGGAGAAATTGCAGGACTTTAATTAAGTGAAAAGACCCCTGAAATATGGGGTCGACACTTTGATAAATACTAGCAACAGGAGAAAATATAAATGGCAATCTCAACATTATCAAAAATTACAGTACCGTTAGCGAGCGACACAAGCGCAAGCAATCAGGGACTTTTGATGCCGAAACTACAATATCGCTTTAGAGTGACATTGGAAAATTTTGGAGTAACATCAGCAACAACAGAACTTACAAAGCAAGTTATGGATGTAACTCGTCCTAACATAACTTTTGAGGAAATTACATTAGATGTATATAACTCAAGAAGTTACTTAGCTGGTAAGCATACTTGGGAACCAATTACATTAAATGTACGTGATGACGTAAGCAACAATGTACAGAAGCAAGTAGGCGAACAGTTACAGAAACAATTTGACTTCTTTGAACAGTCAAGTGCAGCTAGTGGAATAGACTACAAATTCTTAACACGCATTGAAGTGTTAGATGGTGGTAACGGAGCAAACGAAGTTGGAGTATTAGAAACTTTTGAACTTTATGGTTGTTTCCTACAAAACGCTAACTACAACACATTAAACTATGCAACAAGTGACGCAGCTACTATTGCACTATCAATTAGATATGATAACGCAATACAAACACCACAAGGTAGTGGCATTGGTACAGCAATTGGCAGAACAGTCAACTCGCTAGTAACAGGCGGCGGCGTATAATATACGTTTTAACTAGATTGCTATTTGAATAAAGGAAAAGGAAGTCTTAGGCTTCCTTTTTTTTATATACGCACTTAATCTTTTCGGATAAATATTAGTATGGCAAATAAGTTAAATGGATTCCTAGACAATTTTCTTAGTGGAGCACTAAGCCCTAAAGGCGACATGGCTGACTTTCAGCATGCTTCAAGATTATATGTCGATGATGCTTTTAGGTTAGCACCTAAAGTTAAATTTCTTTACTTTGTAAACTTTAATTTTTACAAAGACGACAAACACGATGTACTAGCAGGATTTCCTACTTTACAAAATAAACATAGAGCAGAACTTAACATGCTTGTTAAGGGCGTTGACCTACCGCAATACAGGTCAGCTGTTGAAGTTAAAAATGCATACAATAGAAAAAAGAATGTACAAACACGTATAGATTATACTCCTGTTAGTATGACAATGCATGATGATAATCATGGACTAACAACAGCACTAATGGAAGCCTATTATAGGTACTATTATAGAGATACAAATATATCAGATATAACAGCAACCTACGATCCAAGATCAAATTACAAAGAATCAAATGGTAGAGAATATCGATTTGGTTTAGACAATGATAAAATGGTTCCGTTTTTTAAGAACATTAAACTTTATCAATTTAGTAGACACGAATACACTGAATATACTCTTGTTAATCCTATTATTGAATCATGGGGCCATGATTCAATGGACCAATCAGATGGTGTAGGTGTTGCAGAAAATAAAATGACAATTAACTATGAATCTGTACTATATAGCAGAGGCAAAGTAGGTGAAGATAGTCCAGCAACGTTTGCAACAGATCATTATGATACGACACCAAGCCCATTAAGTATTGGTGGTGGCGGTGTAGGCAACTTGTTTGGAGGCGGCGGTGTTCTAGACGGAGCTTCTAGTGTATTAGGTGATATTACTAGTGGCAACTTTGGATTAGGAACATTACTAACAGCTGCAAACACAGTTAAAAATGCAAAGAAATTAAGTAAAGACAGTCTTAAAGCAGAAGGCCTTAGTATTTTAACAGGCGCTATTGTAAATGTAGGTAAAAAGGGAGTAGGCGGGTTACCAGGCATACTAGTTCCAAAGTCAACTGGTACAGGTGGTAGTGACAATTCTACAAGCGCAACATCTAACAGTGCAACTAATAATCCGGCAATAAGTGCCGCTAAAGTTGGTGCAGCACAAGCCGCAAATAACTTACCAGTAACAACAGGAGACGGCGGATAATGACACAAGGAAACTTACCACAAACAGGTTATAGTTCAAGCGATGAACCAGTAAGAGAATTGTTTGATGCTTATTACACAGAAAAATTAGAATTTCCAAGCAATGACGTAGATGCTGTATTAGCATACTTTGGAAAAAGAGGCTTTGGCGACAGAGCAAGTGCAAGTATTGCAAGTACACTATTACAGCAGGCAAAGTTAGATGACGTTCCTGTGTTTAAATTACTCGATACATTAAAAGGGTTAAATGATAGTCAACTTAGTGGGTTAGTTGCAGAAATATTAAACTATACTAGAGGCAAAACTAGTAGTTTAGGGTTTCAAGTATCAGCAGAAAATAATATCGTAGAGTCTAGAAATATAGAAGTCTTTGAGGACTAAACATGCCTAAGTTCGCACAGGGCAAATTCAATATAAAAAATCCTGACAAATATGTTGGAAATAAAACACCAACATACAGATCCAGTTGGGAGTTTGCATTTATGAGATTTTGTGACGAACATACTAGTGTTGCACAGTGGGCAAGTGAAGCAATTAAAATTCCATACAGACATCCTTTTACAGGAAAGCATACAGTGTATGTACCAGACTTCTTTATAGTTTATCTTGATAAAAACAATAAACAAAAAGTAGAACTTATAGAAGTTAAACCAGCAAATCAAACTATACGTGAAAAAGTTGGTAAATCAAAACAAAACCAAGCGGCTTGGGTAGTTAATCAAGCAAAGTGGGCCGCCGCACAATCATGGTGCAAACAAAAAGGTATCTTTTTTAGGATAGTAAACGAGGGTGATATTTTTCATCAAGGCAAAAGAAGATAAATAATACTAGTAGTTAATAGGAAACACTATGACGAAAAAATTAGAAGAAATGTTAGATTTACCAGAATCTAAAGAAATTATAAAAGAAGCAAAAGCTGAAAAGCCCAAGCCTATTGTGCAACACAAAGAGTCCTTGCGAGATATTGCAGAGTTTGATAAAATAAGTTCTGCATTACCAGCCGTTAAAGGTCTAGGCGAAATGGCTGACACTGAGCTTAATGATATTGCTGAAAGAGCGTTAACAGCATACGAAGATCTAATGGATTTAGGCATGAATGTAGAACAGCGTTATAGTGGTAGAGTATTTGAAGTAGCAGGCGGTATGTTAAAAACAGGGCTTGATGCTAAAGTTGCTAAGTTAGACAAGAAACTAAAAATGATTGATTTACAACTTAAAAAAGAAAAGATGGACAAGGATGGTGGCACCGGAGATGGTGAAATGGTCAATGGCGAAGGCTATGTTGTAACTGATAGGAACAGTCTTTTAGAGAAGTTAAAAAGCGTTCAATCAGATAAATAATATATATAGGAAATAATACAATGACGTTTGATAAATTTTTAACAGAAGCAAAGAAGGTATATCCTTTTAAAATAGGTATAGCTGGTGAGCTTCCAGAAGGTTGTGAAGACATGTTAAAAACATGTTTAGAAAAGTATGGAGTTAATAACATAACTTCAGGCAAGAAAACACCAATTCAAGAACGTCCATTAGATTTTCCACAATTACAAAATATGGAAGTAACGTATTTTGAAACAGAACTTAATTATCCTACAACATCACAAGTACTACAAGAGTATTTAGGACAATGTTGTGGTATCGATCAATCCTACATTATTGTTAGAAACCCAATGGAGCCACAAGAACAATACCAAGAAGAAACACAAGACGGTGAATATGTTGCAAAACTAACTACACCAGAACTAGAAAGTGTTGACGGTCAAGGCGAAGTTGCAGGCAACAGGGTAATGGATTTATTGAAAGAATTAGAAACAGCTCGTAAAGAGCGTGGGTTCGATACTGTCGACGGACCAGTTGGTGAATCAAGTGATATCGACGATAGTGAAAACACAAAAAGCGCAATAGGGAGCTAAATTATGAATATGAAAGATATGATTCAGCGTATGACTGATATTGAAGTAAACAAACAACAGTTAAACGAATCAGAAATAGCAGAGATGCCGCCAATGGGTGCAGCACCAGCTATGGACCAAGGTAATCCAGTAACAGTAAATGTGTCAATGAATGCAAGTGGTAAAGAGCATGTAGCAGACTTATTAGACATGATGAAGAACGCAGGATTAGGCGGAGCAGAACCAGTAAGTGCTAAAACACTTTCACCACGTTTGGATATGGAACGTTTAGCAGGAATTATGGATGATCCAAAGATTCCAGGTAAAGACGAAGTACCAGGTGACGAAGACACAACAGATAGTAGTTGCATGGATGATGTAGATGTAGAAGATACAGACATTGAAGAGTGGGAAAATTCACCAGACGGTTCAGAAGGCGAACCAGAATATAAAGATCACCACTATATGACTAAAGATTTAAGTGGTGGAATTAATCGTAAAAAGAAACAATTCAAAGCTGCACAGCCAGGCGATAATGCAATGGCAATGGAAGGCATTAAAGAGCATCTTTATAACTTACTAGCTGAAAAGAAAGGCAAGCCAGACTTTTTAGATCTAGATAAAGACGGCGACAAAAAAGAGCCAATGAAAAAAGCTGCTAAAGACGCAGGCAAAGGCAAAGGTAGTAACAAGCCTAAGAAAGGTGTTAAGCCATCCTTTAAGAAAGGCGTTAATCCTTTTGAATCTGTAACAGAAGCAGAAGATAAGATGCCATCAAAATCAGTAGTTGAGAAACATTGTAAAGAAGGAATGAGTACAGCAGAAATTTGCAAAAAGTATCCAGACTGTGATCAAGCAAAACTTAAAGAACTGTGCAAAACTTGCCAATCAGAAATGAAAGAAGCATACGAAGACAAAAAAGGTTGCCCAAAATGTAAAGGCAAAACACTTCTAAAAGCATGTTCAAGCTGCGGTTGTAGTTAATCGAATAACAATAATAGGCTAATTTAACTAATAGCCCTCCAAACTCAATAGGCTCTTAGGAGCCTATTTTTTTCACTAAATATTAACATGAGTACAAGTTTAGACGGCGTCTTAATTAAAAAGGCGAATAAGACAGAAACATATACAGAAGCACAAATTGAGGAACTTGCTAAATGCATGGATCCTGAATTAGGCTATCTATATTTTGCTCGTCAGTTTGCATACATTCAACATCCTGTAAGAGGTAAGTTGTTGTTTGAACCTTTTGAGTATCAGTTACGTTTGATGCACAGTTATCATAGCTATCGCTTTAACATAAACATGATGCCTAGACAAACAGGTAAAACTACATGTGCGGCAATATACCTAGCATGGTATGCAATGTTTAATCCGGACCAAACTTGTCTTATAGCGGCACACAAATATACAGGTGCCCAAGAAATCATGCAACGTATACGTTACGTGTATGAACTATGTCCTGATCATATTAGAGCAGGAGTTGTTAACTACAATAAAGGATCAATTGAATTTGAAAATGGATCACGTATTGTTAGTGCTACAACAACTGGTAATACAGGACGTGGTATGAGTATATCATTACTATACTGTGACGAGTTTGCATTTGTGCAACCTAACATCGCAGAAGAGTTTTGGACTTCGATATCTCCTACACTAGCAACAGGTGGTCGTGCTATTCTTACTAGTACACCTAACTCAGATGAAGATACATTTGCTAGTATTTGGAAACAAGCCGAAGAGAAGTTTGACTCACATGGTAATGAACAAGAAGTAGGCTCAAACGGTTTCCATTCATTTATTGCTCAATGGGACGAACATCCTGATAGAGACGAAGAATGGAAAGAAGCTGAGATTGGACGTATTGGTGAAGAACGCTTTAGACGTGAATATGGTTGTGAATTCTTAGTATTTGATGAAACACTTATAAACAGTTTATACCTTGCAACAATGGAAGGTGGTAATCCTTTATTAAATATGGGGCAAACACGTTGGTATAAAAAACCTACTGGTGATTTTACATATGCTGTTGCTCTTGATCCTAGTATGGGTACAGGTGGCGACTATGCTGCTATACAAGTTTTTGAATTACCTAGTTATACACAAGTTGCGGAATGGCAACACAATCAAACAGCAATCCCAGGGCAAATAAGAGTACTTGCAGATATATGTAAATATATAGAGCAAGAAACCAAGAATGCTAATGGCATATATTGGAGTGTAGAAAATAACGGCATCGGCGAGGCTGCACTAATCGTTATAAACGATTTTGGGGAAGAGAATATACCAGGACTATTTGTGTCTGAACCTATTCGAAAAGGACATGTGCGAAAGTTCCGAAAAGGCTTAATACTACACACGGTACAAAGATTACAGCATGTAGTCGATTAAAAACTATGATTGAAAATGATAAGATGATAATTCAGTCTAAACCATTGATATCTGAACTAAAGAATTATATTGCAACTGGTAGTAGTTACCAAGCAAAAGTAGGACACCATGATGATTTAACAAGTGCAACGTTACTTGCTATAAGAATGATGGCTGTGCTTAAAGACTGGGATCCACGAATATATAATTCTTTTAATCAAGCAGAAGATATTGAGGATTACGAAGCGCCAATGCCAATCTTCGTAAGTAGCAACTATTGATAAATACATTATGCAGAATATAGAAATTATAGCAGACGAATTATTTTCAAAAATCAGAGGAAGATTCCCTGGTGTTACAATTGGTGACGACCAAGGCAATGTTACAAGTGAACCTAAACAAGCAAGGTTCTTTGAATTTCCTTTTAGAGATGATGATGCAGACGTGGGCAAAGTTAGTATATCGTTAAGTGAAGAAGACGGTGTAGTAGTAATGCATAATAAAGACGTTGCAGAAAATAGTGTAAGTAAAAGTACATGGTATGATTTCTTAAAAGAATTAAGACAGTTTAGTAAAAAACGTTTGTTAAATTTTACAACTAGAGACATAACAAAGTCTAACTTAGAGAAAAGAGACTATAAATATCTTGCACAGCGATCCGGAGATAGCAACATGACAGAATCAAAATTATATGGCACATCTAAGATAA